GTGAACTCGATTGGGACGCTAGATGTCAACTTCTCCCTGGATGAGGGCCCAGATGAGGTCAACATGATGGGAGATGCCTATGATACGCTGGTCGCCCTCACCGCTCAAGGGGCTAATATACCTCCACAGATCCTACTTGAGCTTGCTCCGCTACAGGGTCAGCTCAAGCGGAAGCTTCTGGCTCTTCTGGAGCAGAAAGATCCTGTGGCTGAGCAGGCTAAGGCGATTACCATTGCTGGCGAAGCTGCGAAAGTTGATGAAACGAAGTCCAAGACCGCCCTTAACATAGCCAAGGCCCAGGAGGCCGCTGCGAGTAACGATCCTCGCGAAAAACAGCAAGAAATGGTTATGAAGCAGCAAGAGCACGGAATGAAGATGCAGGAAAGCGTCATGAAGGTCCAATCCGCGCAGAAACTCGCGCAGATCAAGGCCTCGACCGAGTTCAGCAAGCTTCAGTCCAATCAGGCCATGCAACAGCAAGACATCCAGCTGAACGCCATGAAGGGCCAACAAGATCTAAGGCACAATGAACTGAAGGGCCATCAGGCCCTGGTCCAGGGCGAGCAGAAGCACCAGATGATGCTGAAGCAAGCCGCCCAGAAGCCCAAGCCAGCGGGAGGTGCCGGTGGCAGATGATCTTGGCCGGAGACGCTTCGCGGAAGAGCTTCAGGACCCCCGTGTGCGGGATAAGCTCTTGGCCTATACCAAGGCCGAGGTCGGTGGGCAAGGGCCACAAGCGTGGCAGGCCTTCATCGAGACCACACTCAATCGGGCTGTGGCTCGGCGAAAGTCGCTGGCCGATGTGTTGTCTGGGGAGTACTTCCCGGGGGTGACTCATCAGCGTGCCGCGCGCGGGGTAGATCAGAACACTCGCGCGGCGTATGATCCAGTGGTACAGAGCGTCCTTGGAGGATCGAGGGACCTGACAAGGGCTGGTGGACGCGGATCGGAGCACCGGGCCCGGGAGCAGCTGGGAGTGTGCCCTATACGTCGGCACAGCCCCAGACGCTCGCAGGGCTTCAGTCCCAGATGGTCCCGCCCCCGGCAAAGCCAGGGTTCACGTATAAGGACTTCTTCGAGAACGGGATACTAGGAGGATAACATGAGTGGGTTCATCGGGACGCTAGTTGGTATCATAGTTGTCCTAATCATAATGGGGGTGATCTGGTGGGCTGTTCAGCAGCTGCTGCCGTTGATCCCGCTGCCAGAGCCGTTCAGACGGATCATTAACATACTTATGATGGTGATCCTGATACTGGTTGTTGTCTGGGTGATATTGGTGCTGTTGGGAGCTGCGGGCATTCATGTCCCTGGGCCCTTTCGGTTCGGCTGAGAGGATTGATCCCGCCCCGGCAACGCTACAGCCGGTGCCAGATATCTGTGTAGGGTGCTGACATGCCACTGATCAAAGGGAAAGATCCCAAAATTATCTCGCAGAACATACGTACCGAGATAAGCGCGGGAAAGCCACAGAAACAGGCGGTTGCCATTGCGCTGAATACAGCTGGCAAGGCAAAGCCCGCGGTTGCGGGCCCTGTCCGCCGTGGAGGAATTGATCACTTGAAAGTGGGGGATTATCGGAGGCGATGAGACCCTTTACACCCGATGACAACTGGTGGCGACGGTTACTCTGTCGAGTGATAGTCGCATATGGTCTGTGGAAACGCAAATGTCGGACAGTGACTTCAGCCGGTTCATCCGGCACCTGATGCGGAGAATGCGTCGCAGGAAGCTGCATCGCGGGATGCGCTATGCGCTCCGAGACACTTTGATGGAATTGCGTCTGCACCACGAAACGGTGCCTCGCCGCCGGGGACGATAGCCCCGGATACGTAAACGCTACGAAACAGCGGAAGGATGGAAGATGGCAGACGATGATAAGAGCCCCGAACAGCTCCAGCAAGAGATGTTCGATCTAGCGCAAGTGACTCCCCCAGCGGAGCCCCCGGCAGAGCCGGAACCTGCCCCGCCCCCGGCACCGGAGCCTCCACCTCCGGCCGCTGTGGAACCTCCCGAGCCGGGCGTTCCGACTTGGCGGTTGAGGGAGGAGGCTGAAGGTCGAAGAGCGGCTGAAGATCGAGCGAGGGCGCTAGAGTCGCGCCTGAACGAGATCGCAACTCACCTGCGCCAGCAGGAGAAGAAGCCGGACTTCTTCGAGAACCCTGACAAGGCCACGGAAGAAATCATCCAGCGGTATCTACGGCCTGTTGTTGAACAGCAAAACGCTACTACGATGTACAACAGCAAGCTGATCGCTGAGACCCGGCACGGGCAGGATAAGGTCGCGGAAGCTGAACAGGCGTTCTTGGATGCCAGGGCTCAGCAAACCCTCGACGTGGCCGACTACGAGCGTGTGGTGCAGTCACCGAACCGCTACGACGCGGTTGTGCAGTGGCACAGGAAGCAGGCTACGCTTGCTGCCGTCGGGGATGATCCTAATGCTTGGTTTGAGAAGAAGCTGGCTGAGAAGATGGCTGATCCCACCTTCCAGGCCAGTATGCTAGATAAGGTTCGTGGAAGCGCTGCCAGTCGACCGTCTGAGACACGACTTCCCCCGTCGCTCTCAAAGACCACCGCCTCCGCCGGAAACACGGAGAAGATGGGCGATATGAGCCACGATAGCTTGTTTCGATATGCCATGAGTAATGGCAAGGAGAGATGAGCGTATGAGCCATACCGGAACAAAATGTTTTGATATGGCTCGAGTCAGGAAAGGGTTGCAGCCATGGCTGTGACAGTCATTCAGGACAATAACAAACTCGTCCGGTATACAGAGGAAATCAACCGAGAGTTTGTTAGAGGTAATCAGTTCTCGCCCTACATGAGTGAGGGCCTGAACGCGGTTATTCGTATCCGCAGTGAGCTGAAGGCGGGCGGCGAGGATATGAACATCCCGATCGTCTCGCGTCTTCAGGGAGCTGGCGTGGCGACACAGACGCTGGTCGGAAACGAAGAGAAGATCGACAACTACGGTATGCGAGTCAGGATCGAATGGGCTCGTAACGCCGTGGTGACTACGAAGGCAGAGTCTCATAAGGACTCGGCCGACGTATTCGGAGTGGCAAAGCCGCTCTTGAGCGATTGGGGTAAGGAACTTCAGCGGGACGAGATCATTGCCGCGCTGATGGCCCTGCCGACCGAGACCCTTCCGCCGTCTTCGGGCGGCACGAGGGTCAATGGTATCCAGTTCGATCAAGCTTCGACGGCTCAGAAGGATGCGTGGCGCGCTGCCAATTCGGATCGTATCCTGTTTGGTAACGCAGTGTCCAACAACGCGACTGACTTCGCTACGTCTCTTGGTCAGTGCGACACGACCAATGACAAGTTCACTGCCACGAACCTGTCACTGATGAAGCGGCTCGCGATGAATGCTGATCCCCACATTCGTCCCTATCGGACTGATGATGGGTATGAGTACTACATCGCGTGCGCGGGAACTAATGCGTTCCGTGACCTGAAGATCTCTCTGGAGACCATCAATAAGGACGCAAGGCCCCGCGAACAGTCAGGGCCGTACGGCGCGACTAAGAACCCTATCTTCCAAGATGGCGATCAGATCTACGACGGAGTGATTGTCAGGTGTGTCCCTGAGATCAGCCGCTTCGTGGGCACGACTGCCAACCCTGGTCCTTGGGGTCCAGCAGGCACCGGCAACCTCCTGCTTGGGGGTCAGGGTGGCACTACGCGGGTCGAGCCAGTATTCCTGCTCGGCCAACAGGCTGCAGTCTTCGCGTGGGGCCAGATGGCCAAGCCCACGTTCCGTAAGGAAGACGACTACGGCTTCATCACTGGCGTCGGCATCGAGATGGCCTACGGCATCTCCAAGATGTTCAAGCGACATCCATACACCGCGACCACTCTTAAGCAGTGGGGAGTGGTGAATGGGTTCTTCGCTTGTTCGTCTGATTGAGGAGGACCCTACACATGGTAACGACACTCAACAACAGGGGAGCCGCCCGCGAAGCCGGATATGAGTTCGTGCAGTATATCGCTGCCCGAGCCGCGCCGACTGGTGGTGTCTCTGTCTACAGCATCAAGGTTGGTACACTCCCGGCCGGGGCTATCATCCTTGCTGCCTCTACCAACGTGGAGACGGCTATCACTGGCTCTACTCCAGTGTTTGGTATTGGTACGACACCTACGGGCTCTGAAATTGCTGCCACTATCGCACTGACAGCAGGCAGTCTCAACACAGTACCACTTGCGGCGTTGGTGATGCCGCTCGTGGCTGATACCGATGTCTATGCTAACATCACTGGGACTGCTACTGGTGATGCCTACATCATGATCCAGTTCGTCAAGCCGCTTGCGTAACTGACCTCGTCCAACTGGGAGGGGATAGTCCCCTCCCGCTTTTACGGAGAGTGAAATGGCCCAACATAAAGACGAAGACAACATGAAGTCACCTGACGTTCACGTGCCGCCCTCGCAACAGTCGGCCCAAGGGCCGGTGCCGAAGCCGGGTGAGCCAGTGGCTCCGCCACCGAACCCTATGGCACCTCCTCCGGGTCAGCCAATCCCGGTCCCAGAGGAAAATACAGCCCAGCCTAAAGAGGACGATAAGTCCAAAGCGAAAAAATAGCGCGGAAAGATATGGCTCCAGTTAGATAATGGGAGGGCTTTCGTGGGCACACAACCGAGTCTCCGCGCCCGCATCCTGCCCCGGTTCCCCGCTCAAGTCCTGGCGGGAACCGGGATAACCATCACTAAGAGTGGTGGCACCTACACTTTTGCAGCGCAGGCCTATGCCAATATCCCTATCAACGCGCTGGCTTCGATCCCAGAGGATCGACTACTCGGACGGGACACCCCTGGTGTTGGCTCCGTAGAGGTTATTGGGGTCGCCGGTGGTCTAGGGTTCACCGGCAGCGGGAGCCTTCAGCTAACGGTTAATCATAGGATCAGGGGTATTCCTGCTATCCTGCTTATTGGGGCGACTCCAAGCGCACAGGATACTGTCGTTCCATACTCTTGCACTATTACAAAAGTGACTGTTATCAGTGACGCAACCAGTGGAAATCCTAATATAGCTATTCAAAAGGGCACATTCGCCACATTTCCTGCTGGACTGGTAGATATCACAGGGGGAAATCCTCCAGTACTTTCCAATGGAAAGTACCAGAGTACAACCTTGACTGGGTGGAACCTTAACATTGCTGCGGGAGAGATCCTGCGTATGTCTTCCTCGACTGGTGGGCCGATTACCAGGCTGAACATTACCATAGAGGTTCTGCCGATATGAAAACCACAAAGACCCGCTTTGAGCTTATTCGTGAGGCTGCGGACAAGCTCAACATTGTTGGGACTGGTCAGGGGCTCGAAGCGGAGTACTCGAACAAGATTGACAGTAATGTAGATCCCTTGATAATGCAGCTCGCCTCTGATAATATCTGTGAGGTAGTCAATGATGGATATATCCCGGCTGAATGGTTCGACTCGCTCGCGGGACTATTAGCTAATGTCTGTGCCCCGGTAGCTGGGAAGAACTTTGATCCGCAGATCAAGGAGTACTACGAGAGTCGTCTGCGGCGGTTGACCTCGAGTGGTCCCACTTATGGGACCCAGGAAGCTGAGTACTTCTGATGCCGTCTATTGTATTTCCAACTACGTCAGCCCCGGCTACCAGGCCACAAGAGTCTGGTGGAAGGCTGATTAATGCCTACGTGGAGAAGACACCCTATGGAGCACCGTCGCAGATTATCGTGAGGCGTTCTCCTGGTCTCCAACGAATAGCGACGACTGCGATAAGTGGTCACACCAGGGGCTTTCTCGACGCGGAAGCAGCTGCAGTATGGGTGCTTAATAATAAACTCATGAGGTTTGATAGTGTCTTTACGGTAACAGATCTGGGTACATTGGTAGGGACTGAACCAGTTACCTTTGGACGGAATAATGCTGTTGTTAAACAGAATGTAGTTGTTACTGAGAACGGCTGTTTTAATGTTGACACCAGTACCGGGGCAACACCCTTTGTCTCGGTCAACCTACCCGCCGGGCCAACGAGTGTTTGTGACATCGATGGATACTTTGTCTGGTCATTTGGTGGAGGTCAGATCTATGCTTCCGATCTTAATTCTACTAATGTACAGGCGTTGTCGCTGAATACTGAGCAGGGCCTGTTCGTCAGGCGGGTGCTGCGGTATGCAGGGCGACTTTATGCCTTCGGAGATAAGTGGACGGGGGTCTATCGTGATGCAGGAACAAGTCCATTTCCGTTCGCGCGCGAGGTCACTATCCCTCGGGGTATCGTTGGGACTCATGCTGTCGCTGGTTGGGAGACTGGATGGGCCAACCAGTTGCTCTGGGCCGGAGATGACTTCATCGTTTATAAGTTGGATGGATACACGCCTACACCAGTCTCTACCGATGATGTTAGTAGGGCCATTCAATCAGCGGTACTCGCCGGGGGCCGTAACCTC